TTTTTGCGGCTTTCAGATCGTCTTCATCCGGGGCGTCGATCATGCCGAGAATCTGCATGACGTTCCGAGCGACGTAATCATAATCGCCCGGTTTGCTGAACACCAGCAGCGGCATATCGGTGATGTCCACGCAGTTATAGAACTTCATCAGCTCCGGGTCGTCCAGCTTCGGGTACTGGAGAGACTTCACGACGATATGGCGCAGGGCGCGGGCATTGTCGCGCTCGGTCTTCCAGACGAGCTCGCCGCCGTTCACGAGGGGATTGCCCTTCTTGTCGGTGGCGACGCTGCGGCGACGGTAGTTTTCGTTGATCTGGGTGATCTCCTGCTGAGTCAGGATTTTGGCCTCGAAGTTGATAGGGTTGCCGTCGTCGTCCTTGAAGGACTCCGGGCCGGTAAAGGCGATGATCTCCTGCTGAACAGGACGCATAAAGTATTTCAGGCTCTTATTTTCAGTCGCCATAGTAAAATCCTCCATAAAAAGAAAAGCCTGCTCTTTTCCACAGATGCGGTCAAAAGAGCGGGCTTTGATGGTGTATTCAGAATCTCAGTGATGAAAACAGCCCCTTTTCACCACTGTCGCGGCCTTACAGGAAGTCGCGTGCGTTAAAAGTCAGGTTGTCGGTAACGACGTCGCCGCCGCTATCCAGAGCGGTGAGGGGCATTGCGCCGGTCGGCACACAACCGACGAAGGTGCAAACATCGTTCTGGTGCTTGTCGAAAAAGTCGGAGTCCGGGTCATTCATGATGCCCTGGATAGTCAGCTCCGGGGTCTTATGGGTGGCCTGGTACTTCTTAATCATGTCCTTAATCCAGGGCGTAGAGCGGTGCTCAGACAGGGACACAGTGATGTTGTAGCCCAGCCAGCGGGTGCTGTTGGAATAATCACCGAGCTGCTTGCCGCTCCAGGTGTCCGGGGTGAAGGTTCCGGTCGCGGAAACGGAGTCCGCAACCTCGATGCCGTCAATGACGATCTTGCCCATGCGAATATTGATCGGGCGGGTATTGAAGTCCATATTTTAGCTCCTTTCTCCCATCAGCGGGTATGGGTGGTAAAGAACAGCTTCTCCGCGCTGTCAACGGGTTTCAGGTTGACGTTGAAATAGGTCTTGTCGCCGTAGGACGCATCACGATCGACGAGGAAGTCGTTGTCGTAGTCCACATCGGTGATCGCACCAGCTTCCGCAAACTGTTTCAGGATGGACTTTCCGACGCCCTCCATGATGTCCCAACCGTCGCTGTCGTTCGCATACTTATTGGGCGGGAAGTTCAGCTGAATGGACTCCTGGAACGTGTCCATGACACGGACGACGCGGTTCTTACGATAGGTTTCATCCTTGGGCTGCTTGAAGCTCGTAAGAGAGTTGATGTCGTATTCAACAATAACCTTGTTTTCCTCGGAAATGGAGAAAGCAAAGTGGCCTTTGTTGATCGCGTCCACATACTCCTCATGCGTCAGGGCGTCCACCAGATCGGTTGCGCCATCAACTGCATCGTAGGTCAGGGACTCCACATAAGATGCGCCAGCGGACGCGCCAGCCACCCATGCGGTTGCCTCGGCTGCGGACAGCTTGTCGTCGTCGATTGCATAGCCGTTCTTAATGGAAATGATGCCCTCGTAGTCTGCCGGGAAGTCCGGGACAACGGCCTGCACGCCGCGGCCCATGCTCTCGCGCAGATACTTAATCTTGGTCTTGATCGCCGCCTTCATGCTGCTGTCGGTAACGGGCATTGCCACGGTGTTGAACTTGACCTTCTCCCAAGTGTCCATAAAAGTGGTGAGATCGTCGTTCTGGGCCGTAGCATCAGTGCCACCGGTGAGGTTCATCGCGGCAATGGCGGCCAGTGCGCCGGAGCCGGTGAAGGTGACGTACTCGCAGTCCTGTGCGATCAGATCATCCACAGTGGACAGACCCTCGTAATAGGCCGCGGTGTTGCCAGCCAGACTCACGGTAACGTCGAAACCGTCCACCGGATTTGCGGCGACGGTGACGGTCAACGCGTTACCGCGGGTGCCGCCGTACTTTGCCGTCGCGGTCAGCTCCGGCGCGGATGCGTTCTTTGCAGTCGCCTTGGTGCCTTCCTTCGGAATGTAGACCAGCACTTTGCTGGCGTTTTTGAACGCCTCACGAATGAGGAGCATCTGCCGGTTGGGGTCGCTGTCGTAGACGCTGTAACCCAGCTTTGCGTATGCAGCGTCCGGGCCCGCATTCGTCAGTTCGATGTAGGAACCGGCTGGGCCGTAGGAGGGCTTCAGCAGCGGGATAATCACAGTACCGCGCTCGCTGGTGCCCACGGTATCGCTGCGAGTGCTTTCAAAGTTCATGTAAGTGCCCGGACGCACCTTGCCTGCCAGCTTATCAAACTTGCCACCAGCCATTATTTAGCCTCCTTCACACGCCACGCATCAATGCAGGACTGAATTTCTTCCTTGGTGTACTCACCGTCCGGGAGATCAGCGGTCGCGCCAACAAAAGTGACGAGAGAAACGCCAAAGACCGCGCGGCAGTTGTTGCGCAGGGACTCCAGCGGATATTTCACCGCGGCCTGCTCAGCTTTTACTTTAGTAGCCATATAATACCTCCAGTATTACTTTGAGCCTTTCGGCTCCTGCCCTGCAAAAGCAGGGTTGGAATAGCTCACAGTGCAAAATCTCACGGCTGCACTGTACGCCGTTTCGATGCTGCGGACAGCACATTTGTCAGACTCGATCAAGAACGGCTTTCTTGCCGTCCAGTCAATTTCTAACTGCACCGCGCCTTCATCAACAGCCCTCAAAGTGGGGTCTCGGACATGGATGTATTTTCCTGTCGGCTTGCCGGTTTCGTCGATCAATGGGACTCTGTTCCGACGCTCCAGCAGCGCGCTCATTGCTGCATAGCCCAGCTCGTAGGCCTCCTCCTTCGTCTTGTGGAAGAACTTTACGAACAGAGAAAAATCCAGAGCATAGGTGCTGAACGTATCGCCGCTGCTGCCGATCTCAGGCCGCGGGAAGTACACCGCCGGAACGCAAAATTGCTCCGGCACATTCTTGTAGTACGGAGCAGGGTTCCCACTGTGAATTGTCAGAAAGCTCATGATGCTCGCTAAATCCTGTTCAAGCATGGAACTCCTCCTTTTTGTGTGTTTCGTTCTGCCGAACAGCCTTCAAAATCAGTTGCTTACAAAATGAAATCAACTTTCTTGGTTTGAAAAGTTCAACTCATTCAAAATAGCTGTCCATCCAGTCCTGGAGCTTTGCATCCAGCAGATCAGGAAGCATCTTGTCCAGGATGCGCAATGCACTTTCCCAGTAGTGCTTGCCCTCTACCCAGTGCTGCTTCAAGACCATGCCGCCTTTCGCGGACGGGTCATAAACAAACCGCCCGTCCCCCTGCCAGTAGCCGGGGACAAAGCGGTATTTGACGCCTTTCGGGTTTGTCCAGTGGCCGTCATTGACGTATGACGCATATTCGACATTGGTGCCCACTTCCAATGTCAGATCGCCCTCGGTGAGCTCCCAGATGTTCCCTTGGGCGCCTTTCTCGAAGGACGCGAGCAGTTGGCGGGTGTCCATGACCTTCCGCCGGATGATCTCGTCCTGGAGGACTCTCAGGAACTCGTTACCAAGGCCCTCCAGAAAGAGCTCCATTTCGTGCCGAAAGTCGCCGGACGCGGCCTGTCCGATGCGGGAAAAGAACTCCCGAAATTCGGAGACGTCAACATCAACCGTCGCCATCAGAGATACCTCTGTGTGCCCTTCGCCACGACGTAGACGAAGAGGTGGTGGCCGTGGATGTCGTGTGGAATCTCCGCGATGTACTCACAGCCGTTCTTCCTGTCCACGATCTTGTCGTTGAGTCTCACGTCGGTGCCGGTGGGCAGGGCCAGCTTGATACGAGACTCTTTGATGTTGGCCGGGGCGGTCTGCGAAATGGATGTGCTCTCGCTCTTAACCGCGAAATGGCAGGCCACAGAGAGCACGTCCGGCTCCTTTGGATAGGAGAAGGAAGGCTGCTCGGTCAAGCCGTAACCGGGGGATTCGTCGCCTTTCTGTGCGTGGTAGATGTCGCACAGATCGTTCAGGTAGTCTTCAAACGCCATGCTGGGCCCTCCTCACAGTACACGCATACGCATGGTAACAGTTCCGTTTGCTGCCGTGACGACATAATCATCCAGCAGGGCGGCCAGATCGAGATCGGTAACTTCGATGTCGGAGTGATCTGCCGAGTAGCTGTAATCGTCGAATGTTTCGGATTTCAGCACCTTGGAGGAGGTCAGAGCGGCGTTGTGGGCATAGGCCTCGGCCATCAAGATGCAGGCCGTCCGCACGCCCTCCGGCAGCTCTGCCATTTCCTCCAGGCCCTTGTTATGGGTGTAGGTGATGATGTACTGCTCTGCTCTGGAAATGTCCACGCTCAGCTTTGCATCGCTGCGTTTGAGCACTTCCGGGGTTTCGGAGTAATCACGCACCTGCTGCGGGGTTATCCAGGGGCGTTTCGGCATGGCTTAGTCCTCCCCGAAGTCGGGCTGCGCATCATCCGCCGCCGGGACGGTGACGGTTTCTGCGGTAATGGCGGCCACAAGGTCGTCCTTCTTCATGCCCTTGGTAACGGCTACGCCCAGATCACCGGCCAGCTTTTTCAGGTCGGTAATGGACAGGCTGTCCAGGTAGTCCTTGTCGAAGTGGGCCGGAATAGAGCTGTCCTCCGCTTCTTCGCCCGCTGCGATCAGCGGAACGGAATCATCCTTGGCTTCGTCCTCCTCAACCTCGATCAGATCAAAATAACCGCTGCGCACAGCAGCGGTCGCAATGTCCTTATCGTGGGTGTAGACGTTCGGCTCTTCCCTGGTGGCATTGACGATGCCGGTATAGGACATCGCCTTTTTCAGCTTGATGTGATACAGCATACTTCTCTCTGCCTTTCTGCCTTACTTAATGCCCTTGATGATGGCTGCGGCGTCCATTTCCTCGATGATGGGGTCGAAGTCGAAGTGGATAACGTAGAAACGCTTATCCTTCATGATGGCTTCCTTGCCCTCGGTGGTCTTTCTGATCTTCATGCCGTAGGTGTTGACGACCACCAGGTTCTTGGGGTCAGTCAGCAGAACGGAGTCGTCGCTGAGAGACGGGCACTCGACAACAGGAATCTTTGCGGGGCTGTTGTAGACAGACTCAGGCACCGCGCCGCCCTTCTCGATGATCTGGTTCAGCAGATGCAGCTCCCACTCCTGCGCACGGTGCGGGCTCATGAGCCAACGCAGCTTGCCGTTGTTGTACTTGTTCGGCATGGAGTGCAGCGTGTTGTAGAACATATCCAGGTTCATGCCGGTGTCGCTGGAAGCATCGACGACATGGGCGTTGTTCGTCAGCTGCTTAATCCAGCCGTCGTTCACCTTGAGGAAGTCTGCATCGCCGGTGGTGCAGAGAGCCTTCGCATCAGTGCCAGTCCACGCGCCTGCGCTGTGCTGTGCAGTGAACTCGTAGACCTTGCCGCCGGTGGATACCAGATCGCCCTTGTTGAAGGTGTCACTGGTGTTGAACGGCTTGACACCGGCAAACTTTTCGTCGCCGTTCAGGCACAGGTCGATGTGGTCGATGCCGAGCTGGGTGGTCATAAGGTTAGTGATGATGGCTTCGAGGTTCTGACCCTCGATGTTCTCACGCAGCGTTTCCTCGGTGATCTCCCAGGGCAGGCGGACGTCGGTGCAGCTGTACTTGATGGAGCTGGTGTTGACGCCTGCACGGTAGCCGTCGTCGTTGTCCTCGGTCTTCTCACGCAGGATACGGGAAGCGATGCCGATCTTGTCGATCTCGCCAGCCTTGGCGGTGCGCATTTCGTGGCGAACCAGGTTGCCCAGGGTAGTGGCCTCGAAGGTCTGCTGCATGAATTTGCGGGCCTGCTCGCTGC